GTATTGTTTGACACTTTCGAGATCCGTGACTTTATCCTTACGGAGCCAGGGAGAAAATCTCTTCTTTTTCCTCAGACTATTTAGATAAAATTTATATTGCATATCTTTATCAAGAAAGTGATTTTTATTCATTTCATTAGCAAATAATACACAATCAAGATGTCCAGATAAACAACGATTGACAATATATGGTGGATATGACTTCATATCCTCAGACAAATCTTCTTTTGTGAAGTTGATTGAGTTCAACCAATCTTTGAGTTCCATTATCTAATGATCTCCATATTTTTTGTAGATCCCCAAATCTCAAGTTCAGTTCTTACTCTGTCTTCAGACTTAAGTTTTTCAAAACGCTTGGATGCTTTCTTCTTCCACCAAGTAATTACTTCTTCAGAGGTGTGACGAAAGTTTCCGAGATAATATCTTTTCTTTTCTGTAAGAGACATTGCATGATCAATACAATCATTAAACTGCTTTAGTTTTCCATCATCCTTCAAAGAGTTTCTGATGATAGAAATCATCTTAACTTGTATTTTCAGTTTCTTTGAGGACTTATCAGCAGAAATCAAACGCTCTCCACCATTTCGTTCATTAAACCACCAGAAAAAATCTCTGAATACATCATCATGAAACAATGGCAAAAACTTGCTTTCAGTATCTCCAATGTGCCTCAGAAAAGGTTTGAGTCCATCATACATTGATACACCCTTAGTAGTTCCATAGAGAGATGTAGTCTCAAAGTATTTGAGATCTATTCCATACTTCTCATCAAACTGTTGTTTAAGTTCTTTCGATGATGCTAAAAGTGCAAGCAACTTACCACCGAGATAATTGTATCCGAAAGGTTGAGTAGGTACGATATTGAAACCCATAACGAAATGAGCATTAATATCACTAAGAGACTTGACTTCACCAAAGTAATTATTGCGAGGTTTACTATTAATAGTAGGTGAACCAAACCTCACAACACCAACAACCTTGTCCGTGTTTGTTTCAACTACGATCCACTTATGCGTCCTACCAGGAATTGCTTCTTCGATGGGATTAGAGGCAGTCAAATTTAGTGTCTCTGAATAGAGCCACTGATTATACTTTGAACGACTTTTTGTATCAGTGTCAACGACATGAACTTCAAAATTCATATCGTTAGGGTGCATATCAAACTTGTCAAACATATCCGAATCTGCGCCAAAACCAGGAAGATATCCCGATCTATTCTCACCTCTATCTTCTTTTATATGCCGAAGATAATCATCAATACGATTGAACTGAGAATAATAGTCTATAAACTTATTAGCAGCGTAAACTGCATCATCCTCAATTAATATCATAATATGCGATAGTTGCGTGAAACTTATCTATAGGATCAATCGTTTCTCCTAATACACTTCTTATTCTCTCTTTAACTTCTTCACTACTAATTTCTTTCAAGATTTGCCTAAGTTCAACATCATCAAACTTGACATAATAGTTATCATAATGTTTCATTTGAATTCACACTCTACCATAATCTCTGTTAGACATGCAAGCATGTTTATTTCTTGATCCGCAACGAAGGCAATCTGATACTGATACTTAGCAATGATAAGCACAGCAGCAGGAATACTAGAGTTTGCCAAGGATGTATAAAGAGCATCGTAAATACGACGCATAAGTACACCAGAATCATTGTCCAGATTATCCACCACCCACTTCCGAACTTCAGGGAAGTTCTTTTGTTTAAGGTTTTGAATAAGGTTGTTGACTTTAACATCGGAAAATGTTGCCAAGATTCCAGCGTCGATTGCTCCACCCGACGAATATCTCTGTATTTCATTTAAAACTCGACGCCAATCAGGAAAATGTTTATTAATTAACTCTACCAGGACTTTGTTATCATATTTAATACCTTCTGTATCCAAGATCGTTTTGATACGCTTAAAGAAATTTGCTGCGATTCCTTGACGCTCCTTTCCTTTGATTCCAAACTCGATGACGGCGCATCTAGAGTGGAGGGGTTCGACGATTTTGTTTTTGTAGTTGCAGGTGAAGATGAATCTGCAGTTGCCACTAAACTCCTCAATAAACGCCCGTAAGAGGAGTTGTACGTCGTTCGTTGTGTTATCTGCCTCATCAATGATGATGACTTTGTGTTTTGCAGTTGAAGCAAGCGAGACGGTCGAAGCGAAATTTTTCGCATTATTTCGGACAGTATCAAGGAATCGTCCCTCATCGGATCCATTGATGACATAGTAATCTACTCCCAGTTCGTTACAAAGTGCTTTTGCAACCGTAGTCTTACCACACCCCGCAGGGCCTGCAAGAAGAAGGTTAGGCACCTCTCCTTTATCTAGGAAGTCAAGAAAAGTTTTCTTGATATTGTCAGGAAGTATACACTCTTCAATTTTACGTGGGCGATATTTTTCCACCCACAGAAATTCATCACGCATAATATTATTTAAAAATAAGTCAATTATTGAAGGTTAATAGTTAGAGATAACTTTTTTTCAGTACACTCATATACACTATGCATTGATTTAGCAGGTATAATAAATGCTTCTTCAGGATTAATCAAGTGTTCTCCATCAATAATCCATTTACATTTACCATATAATGGTTTAACTATAACATTGTATTCATGACTATGCGAAGGAAAACTAACACGATGATCTGTAGTTCCTTTAGAGAAGTAAAAATTACCATTAATTCTAGTTCCACACAAATCAAATAACTTGTCAGATAATTCTCTCAACTCAAAATTAAGATCAAGAACATTAGACAAGATTGTTGTAAAACCAGCGTCATAAAACTTCTTCCACTCATCGAATTGAAATCTAGTTTGCTGATTAAAAAAACATTCAGAAGAGTTATATCCGTATTCTGAAATGACTTCAACAGAAGGTTGTCCCCAAGCAAATCTAAAAGGCCACCTATAAGTAATTTTAAGGAAATCAAAAATATTTTCTTCAGTTAGATTAATATTATGATTTTTAATAACCTCAAGACATTTAGTTAAATGTTCTTCTGTATTTACAGTCATTTCAACCAAAAGTGGAATCAGGTTCTAATGCAATATAGTAAGTCAAATCATGATTCTTGCTAGTAAATCGAGAAAGAAGTTTTTGTGATACAACAACATCATAGGTTCCTGGAAGAATCTTGATATTTTCTACCTTAAAATTAAAGTTAAAGGTAGAATTAGTTTCACCGACTACTTCTTCGTGTGCATTAGAAGTATCATTTTTCTTATCACGAACAACCAGTTTCACAACACCTGCTTCACCAACAGCAGAGATGTCAGGAAGTTGATAAACGGCAGCTGCCTTCAACAGTTTTTCAAGGACAGTGGTTGTAAGTTCAAAGCAGACATCTTCACTAGGAAGGGAAATCTCCTTATCAGGAGGGGTAACGATAACAGAAGGATCAGCAAAGAAATACTTTGAACGAGAACGTCCTTCTCGAATTACCACATAACCATCATTAGCAAAGTCAAGTTCAGGTTTTTGATGCAGACTCAAACCATTAAGGAACTGATTAAGATCATAAATGCCAAAGTCACGAGCAAACTCTTCATTGATGGTTGCTTCTGCAAGAATATTTTTCATCACACTAATAGTGCGAAGTTTGCTACCCTCTTTGAAAAGAATGGACTGATTGATAGAAGAAAAATTCTTGAGGAGAGAAAGGGTAGAATCAGAAAGTTTCATAGGGTTGCGTATTTTCATTACAAAGGCCAGAGAAATGATAGAGGAGAATACAATAGTGAATTGCTTTTAGAATGTCTTGTTTAGACTTTCCACCCTTCTTACCAAAGCGAGAGAGGTACTTGATAGCATTAGATCGGCAGAAAGGTTCTGCATCACCAATACCTTCAATCAGATCAAGTGTCTGAGTTTTTGATTCAGGAGAAGCATAGTGAGCATTATATGTTCCGCCAAGATATTCACGAATCTCTTTAAGGATTACGTCCTCATGATATTTCCAAAAACTATTATTATTTTTGGGAGGTTCTGGAAGATCAGGAATATCAAATGAAATATTATCTTCTCCTTCACCATAAAGGTTAAGAGGAACTGTATCCGCTGCTCCTACTCCTTCCCAGAAATCAATGTAATCAGATTCTGATGCTTCACTGATGTTACTCGATAAAATAACATCTTCATTTTGTTGTTCAGACATAGCGTCGTAAAGAAAACTCCAAGAAGTCATAGTTTAGTATATCAAGAGATATTAGTTTCGTCAATGGGCATTTCAAAATCAGCATCAACCTTATCGTACAATTCAAGAAAAGCTTGTTTGGTTTCATCATCAAAACGATTGACACAAACACTGATTGCCTTTGCTTTATCACCAAAGATATCAAATGCTTTAACAATATGCACTAGGCGACGTGTGCTAATAATTTCCTCAATACCACCATCATAGAAGGTTTTGCGGATAATGTCTGCCCAATCAGCAAGACGCTTGCAAAAGTTTTCATCAGAACAAAGTTTACTAAGAATCTTAATTTCTGTTGCAGCGGTGGGATATTCTTGCTCAAATGTTACAGGGAATCGCTCAAGGAAGGCTTCATTAAGCACGTTAGTTCCAATGAATCGTCCATCATCTGAACCTTTGCCTTTAGTGTTTGCTGTTGCGATGACATTTAAACCTGCACTGGGTTTGACAAACTGTCCAATTTTTTTAAGAAAGACTCCATTTCCTTCAAGGATAGATTGGAGACAGAGAATTTTGTTGGAGGCAAGATCGATCTCGTCAAGGAGCAGGATAGCTCCTCGCTGGAGTGCTTCAATGACTGGGCCATTGTGCCAGACGGTGTTACCATCAACAAGGCGAAAACCGCCAATAAGATCATCTTCATCAGTTTCAATAGTAATGTTTACACGGATGAGTTCTTTTCCGAGTTGGGCACATGCTTGTTCAACAGAGAACGTTTTACCGTTTCCAGAAAGTCCCGTAATGAACGTAGGATAGAAAATACCGGACTGAATAATTTTTTTAATATCTGAGAAGTTACCAAAGCGGACGAAGGAATCATCTTTTTGAGGAATAAGATTTTGTTCAACAGCCGGCATCGCTGCAGGAGCAGTATAAGAAACCTCTAGATCTTGAATTGTTTCTTTAGTTACTTCAAGATTCCACTTACCTCTTCCTACTTTAAAATCACTTAGTTTATTGGTAATAGTTTGATAGTTAAAATCATTCATCTGGCAGAATGCCTTGATCTCGGCAGAAGTTACAGACTCGCCGTAAGATTCGCGGAGACATTCAATAATGCTTTCTTTGGTGAGTCCCATGTGCCTTTGTTGTTTACCCATTTATTATACACAAAAGAAAGGGGGGCAACGCCCCCCAGTGTTCACTTAGAGAATCGTCCATATTTGAAACGTAATGCTTGTAGTCTCCACGCTTGAGCAAGACTCTGTGGGCCTTCAATAAGAATTTTTCTAATTTTAGGATCAGTTTCCATTTGAAGTGCAATCTCTTTCCAAGTCATCATGATACCAGAGAAATAAATTCTCCTAGAACTTTTTTATTTAGTTTTTTAGTTTTCAAACTTTTGACAAATGCTGATTTAATTTTTGATTTAGTAGCACCCTCATCAACTTCAAATTCAACGTCCTGAGCGAGAGCACTACAAGACATACCAAAATATGCATCATAACCAGAATTACGAATAACAAAAGACTTTTCTTTTTTCCATTCGTTTTGTAATTTTATTGTTTCATTATTATTGTCGTTATACAGTTTAATAAAATGATTAGCATCACGAGGAGCAAGCAAACGAATACCAACAAAATTTACATAAGGGAAGTTATCCTTCAAATTTTTCAACATGACATCAGAAAACCCATTGAAGTTTCCCGACTCAAACTTATATGTATTACCTGTTTTACGATCACGAAGAATAGTTTTCCAAAAATCATGACGTTGTTGTCCCAAATAATCAGCATCATTTTCCCAATAACGTTTAATTATTTTATGACGACTGAGAGGACAAGCTTCACCGTCAGTAAGAACAATGCACTGAACTTTCTGTAGTTTGTTTTCAGACTGAAATTTAGGAAGGATCTGATGAAGACAAACAAGTGCTTCATTTAATGGAGTTCCAGACAAAGACATCTTCCTACCCCAAGAATAATGAGTATTGTAAGGTGTAGCGAAAGCACACGCATGACGCCATACAGTTATCATCTGATGTTCAAGTACATTAGATGAAGTCTTACTAGTAAGAATATTTAAAAGATTAAAATCGTTATCAATACAAAGAATATTTTCTTTTTTCTCATAATGATCTACTAATTTATGAGGAAAATTATCGCTGTGAGAGGTACCCCACTCATTTGTAAATGCATACACATCAAAAGGTATACCGACTTTCTTACAGAACCACAGCAGATTAAACATCTGCTTACAAGTGTCCATTAGTGTATATTGCATCGAACCACTCCAATCAAGCAAAAATACCAACCCATGATTTTTACCATCGGCAAGGGTGGTTACCTTACGAAAAAGATCTTCGTTGTGCTTATAAGTATGAAGTTTAGAACAATCTAAAACACCAGTACGAGTATTGAAAGCGCGAGCATAAGAATCTGCTGCTTTTTTACATTCAAACTCTTTTACAAGATAGTTAACCTCTTTCTGAGCAGAACGTTTGAATTGAATATAACTTTTGTCACATTCTTCAAAGATATTCAAACCAGTTATATCAGCTGCCGTTTCCATTTGAGTCATCCAAACATGATCTGCATATTGATGAACCAAATTATTATCAATAATTATAGTATTGAGATTTACTTTAGGAATCTGAACATAGACATTTTCAATACCATCTGAGTTTTGTGCCAACTGCTGAATACTATCAGAAAGAGAGTCTGCAGTTTGAATTTCTGGTTCAGGAAGATCCCCCTCCTGTCCTTCTTCTTCATTAACATCTTCAATCATCCCCTCAGGTTTCGATTCCTGATCCTCTTGTGCTTCCTCTTGCTGAGTTTCTCCTTGCTCCGACTTAGGAGGATCAACAGATTCACTCTCATTTTTAATCTCTTTCTTACAATATTTGTAAAGAACTTCTGCGGCTATACATACATCCTCAAATGTTTCACAATCACCAATCATACGAATGATTGTCATTTCTGTTTCAGTAAACTCAATGTCTACAAAATTTCCAATCTTAAAGTAAAGATTGGAACGATCAGCAAGATTCATTTTACTGAGATCTTCATCAACAATGGAGAAGAAATCATCATCATTCATCTCATTATATCCCCTATAAAACGTTTTATGTATCCCAGGATACTTACGTTTCATCAACTTCTCAATACGAGCATCTTCAACAATATTGATGAACGAATGAGGAGCACTCTTTGGAGGATCTTCATCAGGAGTAAAGAGTGCGTGTCCAACTTCATGCCCTACGAGGAGATCGTAAACATTATTACTTGCACTCTCCCACATCGGTAGTGTTAACACACGATTATGAACATCAAATTGTGCAGTAGAAACTTTACGATGCTCAACAACCAAATCCTCAGTGGCAAGGAGTTTGGCGAGTTGGGACTTGATTTCCTGTTGAACTGGCATGTAAACTCTTCTGGATGTCCCTATAATACTAAACCCCCACCTTTCGGTGAGGGCTCTTAGTGACAGTTTGCTATGTGTCTATGGTTGGTTGAATCGTTTGAATTTATGAAAGAATACTCCTACAGATACGTTTACAGCTATTTTGATCATCATCACATTCAATAAGACAATGATAATAATCATTTATCCTATCGGATTCATCTAGTGTTCGATCTAATGTGTGAGTCAAACGTTCTACACTTTGTTTCCAACCCGCTAGTTGATTATATGAAAGTATATTATGCATAATGTGTCTATCCTACAATCGGGAACATAACGACATAACAAAGAAAACTTTGGTTACATAGTTTGTCCTCTTTTTATTCTACACTATCTAGTCAGGAAAACCAAACATTTCTAATTTTTAATGAAGTTCGGTAATAATTTACAAAATTTTTATTTTTATTTAAGAAACTATACGTGAGAATCCTTTAATTTTTTCAAACTTTATTACATTTTCAAATTTGTCAAACATTGATTCTTTATGAGAGATAACAAAAATATTTGCATCTTTAATAACATAACGAATAATTTTAAGAAACTCATCTGTACCAAATCCATCAAGAGAACTATCAAATACCTCATCCATAATTAACAGATTAGTATTTACAGAGTTTTTCATTCTTGCCACCTCTCTCCAAGTAAACAAGAGTGCCAAATCTATTCTCATTTTCTCTCCCTCACTGAAAGAAGAATAAGAAAAGTCTTCATGAATAGGGGACTGGACGGTTTCGTTGAACTCTTCATCAAGAGTAAAGTTTATGTAGAAGTCCATCATCTGAAGATAACGGTTAACTTGCTGATTTATCAGCGGTAGATACTTCTTGATGATTTTTGTTTTAACTCCACCGTCTTTAAGTAAACTATACGAAAAATCGTAATAGTTAATCGTGTCCTTTCTTGACGCTAAATCGTCAAATGTAGTTTTTAAATTGTCTTTGAAGGTTTCTAACTTCTCATGTTCAGTATTTCGGTTTGCAAGTTGCTCGGTAAGCTCTTGAACTTCCGATTCCAGACTTCTGATTTGTCGTTGACATCCAGAAATCCGAACATTGTCTTGAGAAATGTCATTCTGTAGTTTGGAAATCTCCTTCGATAGGGCAGTAAATTGACGCTCTCGCTCCTGTTCTTCATTAATTGCCTCATCTAGCTCTTGCAAACCAGATTGCAACTCTTTTGCTACATTTTGAGCGTCATTAATTTTATTTATGCGAAAATCTTCATCAATCGACTGTGTACAAGTGGGACAAACCGTATTTTTTGTGAAAAATTTATGTTCTTTCGTAATCGTTGATACTTTATTAGAAATTTTACCCCTTAAACCACTTAATTTACGCAGTTTTTCAGTTGCTCCTGTAAGTTTTTCTTGTTTTTTTAGTTGATTTTGTACTTTTTGATTAGTAAGATCAACTTCTTTGTTGTAAAGACTGATAAGTCTCTTCTGTTCGGTGACTTTCTCTTTGTTTTTAGAAATACTTTCTTTACCCTGCGATTCTAGTTCATCGATAAAACGACTTTGCATTTGAACTTTATCATTCAAAGATTCTTTTTTAAGGGTTAATGTTTTAACTTCGTCCTTAAGAGCACTGATTTTACTCTTAATCACCGTATTCATGGACGAAAAGATCTTAATATCAAGCAAATCTTCAATAACTTCACGTCGATTTGCTGCTGAAAGCTGCATAAAGGGCACAAATGTGCTGCTTCCAAGAATAACAATTTGAGTAAATGATTTATAATTCATCTTCAAGACATTTTGCTCCAACCACTTTTGCTGATCTAGAGCAGCCGCATCTTGATTTAATTCTTCATTATTACGATAGATCTTAAAAATATTAGGTTTGATACCCCTAATAATTTTCCAAGAAATGTTTCCAATAGAAAACTCAACCTCTACAACACAGTCTTTTTCATTAACTGTGTTAGGAAGTTGAGGTTTGTTTATCTTACGAAATGCCTTGCCGAAAAGCGAAAATGTTAAAGCATCAAGGACTGTAGATTTACCAGCACCATTTGTTCCAACAATTAAGTTGGTAGGATTTTCAGTAAATTGAATCTCAGAAAATTGATTACCCGTAGAAAGAAAATTTTTCCAACGGATCCTCTCAAATAAAATCATACTTCTCAGTTTCTGGTGGCACTACGATGTCATTCTTAGAAATTATAGCATACTCACACTCATGTATGTGGCATGTCTTCAGCATTATATCATCCTCTATTTCGATGATATTCATTTCTGGATAATCATGTTCTTCTTCTAACTGCATAGCATATCTAGTTGCATCATCTTTCTCTTCAAAGAGATAAAGAATTTTATCTCCAGATTCGTTTACGACAGAATATGCTCCCAGATCTTCTTTTCCTTCTACAGTCAAAATATACATTAGATTAACTCACAAGCCTCCTGATACGTTGTTCGCATAATATTTTGAAGAACAGACTTATCAAGATTAATCTCTGCTTCTTGAATATATCTATTCAAGATAGAGAGAGTATCTTCTGACTCAAATGCTTCAAACTCTTCAGGATTTCCAGTATCAAAATTTTCTACAGTTTTAAGATCGGCAACACCAACAGAATAAAGTTTATCGATAAACTTTTCAAACTTCTTGGCATTTGATTTCTTACGAACAATAACTTTTACAATTTTATTCGCATACTCTCTTGCATCAAATGTTTGATGATCGGTATCCTCATAATATATGTTGTAAAACATTCTATAAGGATTATTTACGTGGGTATGTTCTAGAGTCTCAGTATCAAAGACAGTAAAACCTCTGGTATCATTTACATCATTCCAGAACATTTCATAAGGATTACCTAGATAGAAGATTTTCTGATCATCCGATCTAGTGTGGTAGTGTCCTGAGAACACCTTGGTGAACTTCTTAAATAAGTTGCTCTCAAAACCATGCTCCATGATGCATCCGCGATGAGCTCTAAATCCGCGCAGTTCAAGGTGCCCCATCGCGCACTTGCTATCTGTATTTTTAATAGATGAGAAAGTACTTTCAGTGTTGTCTTCATTGATCCATGGTATAAAGAGGACTTTTAAATTATCCAGCATTGCTTCTTCAGGAGAAGAATAAATGCGAACATTATTGTATTCACGAAGAAGGAGATCTACAGCATTAACTTCATTAGTGTTTTTGTAAAAAGCAGTATGATTTCCAACGATGGTATGAACAGTTATACCCATCTTCTCCAATCGATCATAATAATTATTCTTTGCCCATGCTAGAGCACCAAAGTTAATACCAGTACGATTATCAAAAGTATCACCCATATCTACAATGGTAGTAATACCATTTTCTTCTAAGTAAGGAAAAAAGATATCGTTATAGAACTTTAAAAAATAATTATGAAATAGTTTGGAATTTTTACGAGCACCAAAGTGCTGATCAGTAATGATGACGATTTTCATTTTGGAAAGTATCCTCTGTTACCACCAGTTGCTCTAAGGTTTGCCGCTAAAGTAATTCTAGTTTCACCAAATTTGTGAATTGGAACACTGTGCGTTAAAAATGAAGGAAATATTACTAGTCTTCCTTCTTTAGGACGAATTTTTTTATTTAAACCTAATGATTCAAAAATTAAAGGTGCATGATAAAATTTTGCTTTTAAAAAATAAACTACAGATAAATGTTCTAACCAATGATTATGCGATTCTGTATAATCACCTTTTCTGTAAATATTTCCCCAAAAATCAATAAATTCACAATTAGAGTTTTTCCACAAGAGGTTGTCAGAGTGGGATAAAATTTTACATTTTAAATTCTTAATCTCCCATGAATCAATTAACCACTCTGTCATGGTTGCTTTTACATTAGTCTCTCTATTTTGAACATCTCGATAATTTTCAAGAACATCTAGTAGTTCCTCTTTTAGTTCTTTATGTCTTGCATAATTATCTAAAACTAAAATTTTATGTTTTGGAGAAACAAAAACATTCATCAATAACGAAGTTTGGAGTGAACAGCATCCTTAATTGAATTATAGTCACTATAGTTCGATCCGTCAAGGGTGTTATTATCGTCAAACACCTCACTATACCCGGACTTCTCCAAAATTTTATTTTTGATTTCTAACTGACGTTTCTCTCTTTGAATCCGTCTTAGAAATGCATAATGAATAATTTGTGTGAAATATGCAAAAGGATTCTGAGACTTTTCAGGATTAAAATTGTGGATATACTGCACACAGTTTTCAATACCGTCAGAAACCATATCATCCTTAAACATGTAGTTTACGAAATTTGGTTTGAATGATAAGTGAGTTGCAATTTTAAGAAAACACTCTCCAATATACCTAGGAATAACAGGTTTAGGTTCTTCTCTCTGTGCTGCCAAGTCAACCTTTTCACGATACGCAATCAGAGCAGCTAAGAACTCTTTGTTGTTGACGTAATGTTCTGATCTTTTTCTCTTAGTCATGCCTGGTTGTATCATAACTATATCTCATCATTATGTATAAAGTATACCATCAACACATATACTTGACAAGTCTCTAAATCTTGTGTAGAGTACCTTTGTTAGGTTTGAAGAGACAGCTATAGCTTAATTACTAATATCTTTATTAGAAGGACTATTATAGAGTTTTTCTAGTATTTCTCTTGCATCATTTACATTAGCAAGATATCCCATTTTCTTATCTAGTTTATGATTGCTAGATCCAGAAGCAGGATCATCATCTACTTTTCTTACATACTCTTGATGCATGAGTATCATTTCAATATCATTTGATTCTGACATTGTTAATACATCATTTAAATTAATAAAAAACATATCTTCACTAGTAGTCTTTAACCAAGGTTCTACTTTGTAACCGATTATTCCTGCTCTACTTTTTACTTCTCTAATGAGAACTGGATTAGATACTACTAAAATAGTTCTATCAGGTTCTTCGTCAGCAGCTACTTTGGTAAAGATTTCTTCACCAGACTTTAATTTGATTGTTGCGTAGAAATCATCTTCTATCATGCTTTCTTTAAGTGTATGGTTATAATATCATAGTTAAAATTCTCTTCGTTATAGATTTTAATTCTTTCAATGAGATGATTTAACGTATAATTTTTTCTTGTTTTTGTAGAACAATCATCTGCAATATCATACAGAGTTGCTTTTACCTTGTTTTTTCCTTTTCTAAGAACTCGTCCAATACTCTGAAGATTTCTGACTCTGGACTTACTTGGAGAGGCAAAGATAACATTATGGAGGTTTTTAATATTGATACCTGTAGAAAAAGTTCCA